CCCAAATTTATATCTATCATCATTTGGTATTTCTGATAAAATTATTTTACAAGGCTCTAATAGACTGTCTGCTAAATATTTATCATTATCTGTTTGTATATAGGTTGTGAATAAATCCATACTATATTATTATATTATAACATTAAATTTGTAAAATTACCAGATATAACTAAACCAACCTGTAACTATAGTTTTTTCTTGTGTTTTTGATATTTGACCACAATGCGTGTGTGTCCAATCAGCTGGCCAGATAAGTGTTTTGCCTTTTTGTGCTTTTACAATTCTATCTTGATAAATAAACTTAGTACCACCATCATCAACATCATTTAGATAAGTCATAAACACTAGGCAACGTCTTAATGTGTAATTAAATCCACCATCTCTTTCACAATGTTCTGATTTGAAACCCTGACCCTTTTTATAATGTTGTATATTATAATTTTCAGTGACATTAAATCTATTAATACTATTAACATGTGGATATACCTTTACATATTCGTTTAATCCTAATTGTAGATTTTCTCTATATTCACCAAAAGGTCTATCTGTATGATTTGCTCCTATATATATTTCTGTTGATTGCTTATTGTCACTTACTACCTCTTTTTTAACATCACTGTTTAAAGTTGCACCTTTATAATGAAGTTCAGGGTTACTATGATAAAAGTCCAAAATCTCGTCACAAATATGTTCTGGAATAAACCAACTATGTATAAAGTCTTTTTTAATTGGTTACCCATCCTTGTGTGTTATCTGCTTGGAAGGCTACTTCATCCCAATGATAATCACCACCATCATCTGGAAAAGGTATTGGCGGCTCCCATGTACAAGTTGTCTCGTTTAATGTCCAAGAAGTAAATGGTTGTGTCTCGTAGAAAGCATCTTTTGAAGCATCATATATCATACCAATCATAGCATAATTTTTTCTTAATGGTGTACCTCCATTGACATGACCACCTTGAATTGTATTGTACGAAGTTTGCTTCCAATTTGTATGTCCAGTCAAAGTTATCAGAAAATCTATTCCTAACTGCTCTTGCTCAACGCCATTCTCATCTATAATGACTGCATTATTGACTGTCACCACTTCTTCAACGATATTATCTGTTCCTATTTTTGCAAAATGTGCCATTACGCAGTATAGCTCCCTGAACCTGTAAATTGCATAATTGTGTTACTTCCACTTGTGTTAACAGTTGGTGAACCAGTTGTTGTGCCTGAATATTTTGCGGTAGGAACACTTAGTATAACAATTCCAGAACCACCTGATGCTCCTGTTCTACCACCAGAGCCACCTCCTCCTCCACCACGATTATTTGTTCCAGGTGAACCTGTACCATTAGAAGCGTTTCCTCCTCCTCCTGCACCACCAACACCATCTATAACACCACCTCTTCCTGCTCCACCTCCACCACCTGCGTAGGTAACAGAAGAACCAGTAATGGATGAAGCAGAACCATCACCGCCATCGGCACTATTACCAGAAGTATTAGTTCCTGGAGTTCCTACTTGGCTTGCTCCACCTCCACCACCACCTTGACCTGAGTTAGGACTAGTTGTTGTTGCACCTGTTCCACCATTATTTCCTTGACTAGGTGACACAGAAGGCACGTTACCAGAACCACCTGGGAGATTAGCGTCTTGAGTAGAACCACCACCAGAGCCACCATTTCCACCTTGAAAACCTAAGTTACCATGATTGGTAGCACCACCTCCACCACCAGCACTTGTAAGTGTTGAAAAACCTGACCCAGACACAGTTGAGCTACCACCTTGCCCACCATTAGCATTAAAAGTTCCTGCTGAACCACCAGCACCTACAGTAATAGTTAACGCTGTTCCAACTGCTACATTTCTTGCAGAGGTTCTGAAACCACCTGCACCACCACCAGCACCTGATAAGTCAACACCACTTCCACCACCACCTGCTACAACTAGGAAGTTAATTGTGTACTCGTTAGATGTACCATAAAAATCTGCGGCTAGTTCTATTTGCCCAGATGCTGGGGCGTTACCTTTCCCATAATATTCTGATAATGCTATGGGGGCTGATCCACCAAATTCGTTTTGTATGTCTAATAAACTAATTTGACCAGAGCTAGGAAGAGGCATTTACTAAGCTCCTTTTAATTCATTTATTTCTTGCTTAAGTTCTTTGATTGACTCAATTAGCAGACCTATGATTTGGTCGTACTGTACAGTCTTATATGCTACACCATCATCTGTCTTCAATGGTAACTCTTTCTCACTTACTGCACTTGGTAGCACCTTTTCTACTTCTTGTGCAATAACACCTGCTGATTTCTTGCCATCTGCTTTGTATGTGAATGTGTAACCATTTAGCTGACTTACCTTGTCTGTAGCATTTTCAATCTTCTCAATATCTGTCTTCAGTCTTTCGTCTGATACAGTTGTTGAGAAAGCAATTACGTCACCATCTGCATGGAAGTCACCATCTGACTCAAACCTAAACTCATTACTTCCATTTATGGTAACATCCATACGAGTGTTACCAGTAAAGGAAATAAAGTCTGTTGAGTCTAATCCTATATTCCCACTTGCATACACTGAACCAGTAACGCTTATTCCTCCTGATGTTGTGGCTAGTTTAAGTCCACCATTATAATAAAGCTCTACAGCATCATCTTGTGTGGCTTTTATCATAACTTCACTATCAGCCGCATTAGTAAGTTGAAGTTCACTTGTAACTATAGATAACCTTCCTGTACCAGCATCCTTAATAAAAGAGTTACTACCATCGTGATATATCTGCAAGTCATTACTAGACCCTATCTTCAACTTATCGTTATCTTGTAAATCTAGGTCGGCATGCAAAGTAACGAAGCCACTGATATCAACATTGCCATCTACATCAAGACTATCACATTGCAACTCTCCAATAATATCTACCCCATCTGTTTTTGTAATTAATTTTTGACTACCATAGTAGTGTAGAATTACTGTACCTGCAGAACCATCACATTGAATATAATTAGTTTCTCCACCTGAACCATTGTCACTTTGTATATAAATATCTGCATCGGTAGTTAATTGTCTTATATAGAGATGACCAGTACCTCCGTGGTCTATTAGGCTATTAGAGCCATTATGTGAAAGCTGTAGGTCATCACTAGTACCTAGTAATATATAATCACCATCTTGCATATCAAGGTTGTTGTGAAGTGTTAAGACACCAGTAATGTCACCAGCACCATCAATGTCTAGACTGTCAGCTTGAAGTTCGCCTGTGATGTCAACACCATCTGACTTGGTGGCTAGTTTGGCTGAGTTGTCGTAGTAAAGTGTAACTGCACCGTCAGCGTTGAATAACGCTAGAGTTTCGCCAGTATATTTTTCAAGAGTAACACCACCATCACCTCTAATTATTAAACGACCTGCTCCTGCATCATCAATACGGCTATTAGTACCATCGTGATAAATCTCTAAGTCATTACTACTTCCAAAACGTACCTTTTCATTATCGCCAAAGTTAACGAATCCACTACCATCAGCAGTCACAGTCTTTGATGCTTGTACTTGACCTAATGTAGAAATGTCATTGTAGTTTAGCTCTGTAGCAGTTGCAGTAATAGATGTGCCACCTATCTGTAATGTTGTGGCGTCTAATGTTACTACACTTAAGTCAGCAAAAGCGTCAGTTACTGCTGCTCCGCTGCCTGCACCATCCAAATATACTGCTTTTGTAGCCCCACTTGGAATAGTCACATTTGCTCCACTACCTTGCGATATGTTTATAGCCTGACCACCAGTTGTAGCGTTTTCTATAAATTGCAATCTTGATACAGTATTTGGAGCTATAGTTAATGTTCTTGTAGCAGTTAATGTCGCAGAAGATGTTACCTTGAAGTACATCGCTCTTGCTGGATCACTTGCTCCATCTGCTACAGTGGTTGTGGCGTCTGCATTTGAGGTAAAACAATCTTGAGTACCATAACTTAATCCCTCACCTATCAATTCTAAGTTAAGGTTAGTTATAGTTCCCCAAGTACCACTAGCATCGCCAGTGCCTAATTCATTAAGCCTAAGATCATTAACATATGTGCTTGCCATTTTAGTCTATCCTTATAATCGCTGCTGCTCCTGCTGCTGGAAATACAATTCTAAATGTTCCACTTGATACTGTAAAATCACCACCAAAATCAAGAACTGCTATAGCTTTATCTGCGTTAGTGCTATTGTATATTAAAGCACCTCTAGCAGTAAAACTTGCACTTGTCCATTCTGGGTCAGCGGCATCAAAGTATGCAGTTGTGCCAGTGGTTGCTACTGTTGTTGATGTTAGTGTAACACCTCCTGCTGAGTATCCAGTTCCACTAACCTCGTTTGTCGCACTATACGCAGTAGTTGTTGCTCCTAATGTTGCAGAACTTGTGTAAAGTGCTATTTTTAGTGTATCAGCTTCAAGGTCTTGTTCTTTATTTAAAATATCTGCCTTAAAACTTGTACACATTGCTTGTGTAATTGCCATTTGTTAAATACCTCCTTCGTATTCTGCTCTATAATTACGTTGCATCTCTTGTTGAAATAAAGCTATTGCTTCATCAAACTGAGCTTTATACAAGTTTACACTATCGGGTGCCTTTAGAAAAGAGGAACTTTCATATAGGCAAGCTGATAATAAAACTTGCTCTGCATTATCTCCTATCCAATTATTAGCATTGGAAACAGATAATCCTGCTTCTAAACCCACAAAATCCACCTCATAAGCAAGCGTTGCTGAAGGTACTGGGCCCAGTAATATTGTAATTCCATTTGTATCTGCATCTTTTGTCGCATACATAAATGGAGTGCCTTGTGTAGTGGCGTTAGGCACATAATCTCTTAAATATGAATCTAATCTGTGTTTTAAGTATATTACATCACTATCTGCTTTGGTTACTGACACTTGCCTTATCATTCTAGCGTTAGCCACTGCATATTCAGCAGTGCCAATAACAAGGCTACCACTCTGTTTTTGTCTGTAACAAGGCAAACTAGGCAATCTAGCAAATATCATTGCCTCTGCTTGCGTTATAATGTCTGGTATAGAGTTTTGAAACTCTGTACTATCATCTTCCATAAAATTTTGTATGTCTGCTACTAAGTTTGTATAATTCATTTATTCACCCCACGCTCCTGAACTCCATGTGTCTTCACCAAAACCTCTATTCACTTCAATGCTTGATGTTCCTATTGCTCCAGTTCCTGCCAGACCAGTCTCAAAAGCTTCTGCTATCCCAACTTCTTCACCAATTGCTCCAGTTGCCCCTATACCACTAACACCAGTGACCTGCAGTAACACATTGCCATTGCCACTTACACCAAACGCCTCAGTGGCTCCAGTACCATTCACTCCTGCTACACTCAATTCTGACTCTGGAACGTCTGCACCTATAGCTCCTGTTCCAGCTTCGCCAGAAGGTGTGGCGTCAGTTTGGAATGTTTCTTCACCTATAGCTCCAGTTGCTGACACTCCTGTCTCACTAATCTCAGATTCTGGCGTCTCTGAGCCAATTGCACCAGTACCATTGACGCCAGTTACAGGGGCATCAGTAGTTACAAAGAATGTGTATGTTCCAATAGCACCAGTTCCTGCAACTCCAGTAGGCAATGCGTCTGTTTCAAATGTTTCGTCACCTATAGCCCCAGTACCAATTGCACTTGTAGGCTCTGCCCCAGTGTCAAATGTTTCTGTGCCAATAGCACCAGTAGATGATACGCCAGTTACAACTACATCTTCGTTGTCAGAAACTATCGCATCGCCTATTGCTCCAGTTCCAGACACACTAGTGGCATCTACTTTCATGTCAGCCCTAATTGTATCCAAGAAGCCTACAGCACCAACCCCTACAATACCTACACCTTTTTGTGAGCGTTCTACTTTTGAAGCAAATATATCTTGTGTACTATACCCATAAAATATAGATACATTTTCAGGATCATTGTCTGGTCGTGGTTGGAATAATGCAGTGGCATCTACAACATTTTTGGCTGGAGTTAGTTGTGGGTGTTTCGGTTCCCATTCGCTAGGCTCAACACGCAAGCCATCCCAAGTTGTCTTAAGATCAGTATATTTAATCTTAAAACCACTTCTATCGCTTATCGCTACAGATTTTTTGCCACTAGCTAATTTCGCCATTATGTCATATTCAACGCAGTTGGCTGAACCCTCAAGCTTACGCCATCATTATCACTAGATGCCGCAAAGTTAAAAGACCTTTCATACATCTCATTTAATAACTGAAATTTCTCAGGTGCATATTTCATAGCCAATTTAGAAGCTAACCCAGCACATATAGTGTCACTCCATCTATATGGCACATCTGCATCTTGATTAGATAAAGTAACATCTTCTAATTGGTTCATAGCCCAATAAACTAAAGAATATGTAGATGTATTAGGAACTGACCAAAAATAAATTACTGGCGTATATTGCCTATCTATCATATACTGACTTGGTTTTCCTGCAGTATCTTTGTTTGGCAATTGATTATAATCTTGTATTGTAATTCTATTAATAATTTGATCTGTGTTACTTGAGCTATCTCTTATAACTGCGTCTAATATATCTATAGTTCCCACTGGAAGTGTATAACTCGTAGTACCATTAACTAAAGGCAAGGTGTTTTGTGATAAAGTCCAATAGTTTATGCCTCTATTAGCAAACTCAGAAAACAATAAGTTAATGCTTCTTCTTGCAGATATAGCTTGATCACCAGTTCTTGTCTGTACGTCAATACCACAACGCTCAAAAGCCTCAGTGATTATTTCTTCTACATCTGGTCTAAATGCAACTGTACCACTTGTTGCCATACTTAAGCTCCATCATTTTGTATATATATAATATCTAAACCAGCAGATATAGCTATGTCTGCTCCTGAACTATCGCCTATGGCTCTAACTTCAATATCTGTTTTCTCCTCAAACTTTAAGGGTATAGTGTATGTTTGATGTACTGAGCTTTCTGACTTTACGAATTTATCTTTAATTTGAAACACTTCTCCATTTGGTCTTGCCACCAAGTGAACAGTACAATATTTATTATTTTGTGTAGTGGCTACAGTTATATCTGTCTGTAATAGATATGCCGTATAACCTCTTGGAACTGTCCATAAAGCCATTACAGTCTGATTGTCGCCTATAGCTATAGTAGCGTACTTGTTTGCTGGTACTCCTGTTGTGACTGTACCAGTTCCTGCATATATAACGCCAGCATTCTGTCCACCAGTTCCTGCAGACCTAATGACCATTCTATTAATTCTTAAAAATTCATTAGTTGTATTTACTGTAGTCTGACCATTTAAAGTAACTGTTTCGTTTATTTCATCATAGTTTGTGTCTAAGCCAAAAAGTTCTACAGTTCGAGCACCAGTTCCTGCTGAAGTATCTGCAGTTGATGAGCTAGAGACTTTAAGTACAGAAGCAGAAGCTAGATAGGAATATAATCCACCTTGTGCCCATACTGTCTCCAAAGAATCATCTACATCAGCATTAAAACCAAATTTAAAATTAGATTTGTGAAATGATATTTGATTACGAGCTACTTGAAGATAAAATGGCTCAGTAGTTCCAACCCTACTAATTGAAGATACTTGAGCCATATTTATTCTCCTTAATAATCTTTAGACACTCTAAGAACCACTTGGTAAGCGTCTCCTACTGCCCCAGCACCAGTAGTAGT